GGTCATTTGATTACTTTAAAGAGGTCAGTACAGTTTTAGACTTGTTTGGCGGTTCAGGTTCAACATTAATTGCTTGCGAAAAAACCAATAGACATTGTTTGATGATGGAGTTTGAGCCACATTATTGTGATGTCATAGTTAAGCGTTGGGAAGACTTTACTGGCAAACAAGCTGTACTTTCGGAGTTATAAAGAAAAAATGCAAGGAAAAGAACATATTCCATCCGATGAAAGCCGTAAATTGGTACGCAGTCTTAGTGCTGTAGGGATTAAATACGTTGATATAGCCCATAAATTAGATATTACGGATGACACCCTTAGAAAGCATTACAAGGGGGAATTAGAAGATGGGCGCATAGATGCCAATGCTTCTATTGGTCAAACCTTGTTTCAGCAAGCTAAAAACGGCAATACATCTGCTGCAATCTTTTGGTTAAAGACCAGGGCAGGATGGAAAGAAACTAGCGTTACTGAAATAACAGGCGAAGATGGTGGCCCAATTAAAGGGTTAGAAGTTCGTTTTGTAGCTCCAGCAGAAACAAAGCCAAGTGAATGAAATCACACCAGAAATTAGGGAAGCTGTTAGTGCAGTTGATTTTCCAATCAAGCTGCAAATGTTATTCGATCCATGCCGATATAAAGTGCTTTATGGTGGTCGTGGTGGGGCTAAATCTTGGGGGGTCGCTCGTGCATTACTTGTTATTGGCGTAAAGAAACCTACAAGGGTGCTATGCGCTCGTGAGTTCCAAAATTCAATAGGTCAATCAGTCCACAAACTGCTATCAGACCAAATCATTGCTTTAAAACTAGAATCATTCTATGAAATCACACAAAACTCCATTCGAGGCAAGAATGGTACTGAATTTGCGTTTGTTGGCCTTAAAAACAACGTCACAAACATCAAGTCTTTTGAGGGTGTTGACCTCTGTTGGGTTGAAGAAGCGCAGTCGGTATCAAAAACCTCGTGGAATATTCTTATCCCTACCATCCGTAAAGAAAAGTCAGAAATCTGGATTACGTTCAATCCGGAGCTTGAAAGCGATGAAACCTATCAAAGGTTCGTGGTATCACCGCCAGAGAATTGCAAAGTTGCAAAGATTAATTGGTCAGACAATCCCTGGTTCCCAGATACTCTCAAGCTAGAGAAAGATGCCCTATTTAGTAGAGATAGAGAAGCGTACAACACAGTTTGGGAAGGATTATGCCGTCAGACAGTAGATGGTGCTATCTTTGCTAAAGAACTAACAATGGCAGAGCTAGACGGCAGAATATGCAATGTACCCTACGATCCAATCAAGCCCTGTCACGTTGTTTTCGATTTAGGCTGGGCAGATTCTACTGCTTATTGGATAGTCCAGTTTATTGCCCAAGAAGTCAGATTGATACGCTATCACGAAGATAACCAACAGACAATTGCTCATTATCTTGGTAAAATACAGTCTTATGGATACGTTATCGACACTATTTGGCTACCACATGATGCTGGCAACAAAACTTTGGCCTCACACGGCAAAAGTATCGAGGAAGTGGTCAGAGCTGCAAACTTCAATACAAGAGTTATCGAAAGAACTCCTATCGTAGATTCAATCAATGCTGCACGAATGATGTTTAACAAGTGCTGGTTTGACCGCACGAATACGCACGAAGGCTTGCAATGCCTTAGACACTATAGATATGACGTTGACCCAGACACCAAGCAATTTAGCCAAAAACCATTACACGACAACTACAGCCACGGAGCAGATGCTTTCCGTTACATCGGCCTTATGGTTAACGAGCCAAGAAAAGCAGCAAAACCCAAAACTTATCAACTACCGTCAAGTTGGATGGGGTAAAATGTGTAGTAAAAATACTACAGTTGGCTTAAAATCAGCCAAATACTAAGGAATCCCTATGGCATACGATAGCGTTGCAGACTCACAATCAGACGGCAGAATTGAAGAAGCCAAGCAGTTTTTAAGGCTTTGTAACGATTCTGATAGCAACAATCGTGCTGAAGCGTTAGATGATGTGAGATTTGCAGCAGGCGATCAATGGCCTGTAGATGTACAAAATAGCCGAGTATTAGAAGCTAGACCTTGCTTGACGATTAATAAAGTTGATGCTTATATTCGTCAAATCTGCAATCAACAACGTCAACAACGCCCACGCATCAAAGTGCATGGCATGAACAATGACTCAGATGCCAAAGTAGCCGAGATTATTACTGGCATTACTCGCCATATTGAGAATCAAAGCGATGCAGACCAAGCCTATGATCATGCGTTTGAATATTGCGTAAAGATGGGTTGGGGCTATTGGCGTGTAACTACAGACTATGTAAGGGATGACAGCTTTGACCAAGAAATCTACATTAAGCGTATTGAAAATCCTTTTAGCGTTTACTTTGACCCTAATAGCGTTGAACCTGACGGCTCAGATGCTGAAAAGTGCCTTGTTACAACAGTTGTCAGTAAAGCCGTGTTTCGCAAGATGTACCCTAATGCTGAAGACACTCAGGGATTTTCCAGTAGAGGAACGGGAGATACGGAGTCGGAATGGGTCACGAAGGAAGATATACGCATAGCTGAGTATTTCTATACTGAGCGTGAGAAAGCAATGATTATTCAGCTTTCAGACGGCACAACAGGCTATAGCGATGAAATGCCAAGCAAAGAAGCATTGGCTGCTGCTGGTATTACTGTGATTGATAAGCGTGATACCTGGCGCAAAAAGATTAAATGGTGCAAGCTAACAGCTATGCAAATCCTTGAAGAAGGCGAATGGGCTGGTAAGTTTATCCCTATTGTGCCGGTATATGGTCAAGAAGTAAGAGTTGACGATAAACATAAGAAGTTCGGTCTAGTGCGTATGGCTAAAGACCCACAACGTATGTATAACTACTGGTCAACTGCATTGACTGAAACTGTAGCATTAGCTCCTAAAGCTAAATGGTTGCTTGCCGAAGGTCAAGACGAAGGTCATGAAAACGAATGGGCAATGGCTAACATTAAAGCTATGCCTGTATTACGTTACAAACAGACAGATATTGAAGGTCGTATTGCTCCAGCACCTACAAGATTACAGCCAGAGCCACCACCAGCAGGCGTAATGACTGCATTGCAAGGTATGAATCAAGACTTACAAGCAGTTGTAGGTATTTTTGATCCTGGTCAGTTGCCACAAGGTATGCAATCAGGCAAGTCATTGCAAGGTCAGCAAGCTCAAGCTGATATGACTAACTTTCACTATTATGACAATCTGACTCGCTCAATTCGTCATACAGGTCGCATCATTCTTGATCTAATTCCTAAAATCTACGATAGACAGCGTGTAATGCGTATTATTGGCGATGATGGCAAGCCTGAGATGGTTACTATTAACGAGCAAGGACAAGACGAGCAAGGCGTGTCTAAAGTCTTAAATGACGTAACTGTAGGCGAATATGACGTAGTAATGGAAACAGGCCCTGGTTACAACTCTAAACGTCAAGAAGCAGTAGATTCTATGATGAGTTTATTAGGTGCTGATCCTACATTGATGCAAACTGCTGGTGATCTAATCTTCCGTAATATGGACTTCCCAGGTGCAGAAGTCATTGCAGATAGACTTGCAGCAGCCAATCCTATGGCGCAGATTGACGATAAATCACCTATTCCACCACAAGTACAAATGCAGTTAGCTCAAAGCAAACAAATGATTCAACAGCTTCAACAACAGATTCAAGCCGAAGAAATGGATAAGAAATATCGTGCTACTGTGCAACAACAAGTACAAGAAGCTGAAACAGAACGTGAGAAGATGCGCCTGCAAGTTAAGCGTGAAGATACAATGACACGCACCGATACCCAAGCTCACGATACTGTTATTAAGACTCAGACACAGCTAGAGATTGAGCAAATGAAAGCGCAATTAGCTTTAGTTCTTGCTCATTTAAACAAAACTGAATTTAATGAGGCTAACGCTGAAGCGGTTGAACGAGCAATTTAATGTTGTAAAAAAGCGACATTTATGTTATAAAAGCATTTACCTACCAATGGGTTCATTGGGTTAATTCTTGGAGTTATCCATGTCAGAAGCAAATGTAAGAACGGCAGATAATGTCGTAACAAGCGATAATTTAGCGGAATGGACTGCTAATAAACTTGGTTTAGCTAGTGATGAAGCCCCTGTTGCGGCTGAAACAGTTGAGGAAACTCCTGATTCAGAGCCAGCAGTTGAGGCACAAGCTGAGAGTGAACCAGAGGCAGAAGATGAAGCGCAAGTAACAGACAAGCCTAAACAAAATCCCAAACTTGAAAAACGATTTTCAGAACTTACAAAACGAGCCAAACAAGCAGAGGCAGATAAAGCAAGTTTAGAAGCACGTTTACAAGAACTTGAGAGCAGACAAACCCCTGCAACCCAAAAAGTTGATCCTGTCATCGAAAAACCACAAGCATCGCAGTTTAATGATGCTTTTGAATACGCTGAAGCATTAGCCGAATGGAGCGCAGAAAAGGCATTAGAACAGCGTGATATACAAGAACAGCAACGCAAGGTAGATGAGCAGAGAAACGAAGTAATCAAGTCGTGGTCTGCAAAACTCGAAGCTGCTAAAGCTGATATTCCTGACTTTGACGATATGGTAGCTTCTAGCAACGTGCAAGTACGAGATGAAGTACGAGATGCAATTCTAGAATCAGATGTAGGCCCACAAATCCTATATCACCTAGCATCAGATGATGATTACGCTAGTAAATTGGCAGCAATGCCGACTAATAAAGCACTCAAGGAATTAGGGAAATTGGAAGTTCAATTCGAGCGTAAAGAAGCTCCTATTGAGAAAAGCGAAACTGTTGCTCGTAGTAAAGCACCAGCACCGATTAAGCCTTTAACTGCCGGAAAAGGAACTTCAGACGTTCTTATTGATGGCAACGGAGCATTTCATGGGACTTATGCCCAATGGAAAGCTGCAAGACAGGCTAAACGGATACGCTGATATACCCAATATTTAATAAAGGAAATAAATCATGGCAAATAATTTGCTAACCATTTCCAAGATCACTAACGAAGCGTTGATGGTCTT